AACACACTCGTAGACATACTGCTCATATTCAACGTCACCGCTACGGTAGCGAATCGGTTGGGAAAGTTTACGAGCACGTACATCAATCACCTTGTGTGACCCATCTGTGCAATCCTTGTGGATATACTTGCACGGGGCATTACGAGGCAATGTTCCATCCTCGGCAAAGTAACGCGAAAAATCTTTACCAGGAGGGACGTTCGGCAAATGCACCAACTTAGCATCTATTTTTACACTAGAAAACGGAAATTTCTTAATAAGTGTAGTTTGATGCGAAGCGGGCACGCCGCGATTCTTATACACTGCGTTCTGTTTCGAACGATTGTACATCAAATCAATATCTACAGTCACATCTGTGGGACAGATGTGGCCTGGGATGAGTCTTTCCGAACCCATCGGTAAGCACTTTGCGATGTGTGTTTCATCGCCAATTGTCACCTCAACCTCGGAGATCCCGTTAGCAATATCAGTAATGCATTGAGATTCGGTCATGGTGCGAGCCTCGTGTGCTGGACGAGGCTTGATGTGATACTGCCCGATGGCATCAGAACTTGTCTTTTCGCGACGGGCAGTGAAGGTCTCAACGGGAGACTCTTCAACACAGGTGGAAGTCACAACAGCTTCCTCACCTGATAGAACAATAGTATAAGCCACAAAACAATTGTACAAGACCTTGAGTACGCCGGCAAATGCTAAGATGGTTAGCCCATACAAGGCATAGCGAACTGAACTCCTAGTCCGAAAGTACGAAATGGCATGAATTTCTTGTTCATAAAGTTGGCTTCGCTTCCTTCGAATGTGGAAATACTCAGCCCCAACTGCGAGGCATAGCGTGAGTATAAGCGCGTTACTAACTCCAATGGTGATAAAGCCAATGGATGCAACAGCGACAAATAAACTCAACAACAGATTCCTGCGTTGGTAGAGATGGACGAGGCGCTTGCTTAAATAAAACGCCATCGCACCATACAGGACATAAACTGAAACCCGTGACGCAGCGATGCTTGTAAAATCTAACACCGTGTTGTCAAAGATATCAAAAGCCTGTACGGCTTGTACCTTAATCCCAGTAGTGAGCCGGGACGCACTATCAATAGTCATGGAAATCTTATCTTTCAAAGACTCCGCAACAATTGGGCAACAAGTGCAAACATCCTTGTCTAGCTTACACGCACTGCAGCGTGAATCACCGGATAGAGACATCTTGTGCCGTGATTGGCTATTCGCCCATTCTTCAACGAGAATGTCATTAATAGCATAAACAGCACTCTTCCATTCGTTACAATTTGGAAGGATGTCAAAGTCGATCTTCGTGTAATCCACAATCTTTTGGCCATTCACTGATTGGACGCCAATAGGACGCAAAAGTTCAACTGTATAGACATCTGAGTTAAAACGGGACGTGTTAACGTCCGGGTGATTAATGTCAAGTCTTTCAGTTCCCTGAAAGCAATATTCGGGTTTGATCCCGAGCTTGACGACGATACCCATTCGTCGAAGGAGACTATCCGCGCTAACCGTGTTGAAGCACGACTGGCCTAAATTCTCATCATTGGTTGTAAAAATCGTACCAATGTTCGAATAACGGTGTCTTCCTTTCTCTTCAGAAGCAGATTTAGGGATTATCTCCCTGGATACATTGACGATATTAATGACGTCACTAGTCTGCATCCTCTGCGACTGATCGTTTGCGAAATCATCGAAGACGATCACATCCGTATTGGACGTGACCGCCGGCTCAAACTTCGGGTCTCCTCCCTTACAGTTAATTAGGGACGTGTCCGGAGACCTACCTGCTATCAGCTGCATCTTTTCGCCAAGATTCGTGGCAGCTGAAGACTTTCCACAGCCTGCTGGACCCATAATGGTTAGGGTCATTGGCTGTGGTTTGGTGTTGGCAGGATTCAGCCTTACCAATACCAGGCGAAGATGGTTATCAATCATCTGAAGGTACCGTGTGAACGCGGCGCGTACACTAGGTACAGGGTTTTTG